AGCTCTGGACCCCAAACAAGCTCCATAGTTCCACCTCCAACATTGCTAGCAAGTATGTCTCTGAGTTTATTGATAGCAGCTTTATTTGGAAGAATTTTATGATCTAGATTACCAAGAGTCCAGAGTCTTATATTTGAAATAGCACCGTCTAAAGCAGATAAATCAGCAAGTCTCATCTTTTCTAACATTATAACATCGTCAAGAATAGCATATATCAAAGGATTTGCCCAGTTAGACCAATCATCTTTTTTATAATAGAACATAGAAAGTCTTTCTGGGTCAAGCTCAATCTTCTTCTCTCCATTTTTAATTTTAGACTTTACTTCTGGAGGTAAAGTATCTAGTAAATGAGCGGGTATGGCACCGTCTTTAAAATTATCTAAAAAACTAGTTGGAGAAAGCTCAAATTTCCTAATACCTAAAAATAGGTTAATATTACTATCTTTTATTTCTAAAGAGATAGGATTAAAGAAATTATATCTCCAAGGAATTTGATTTTTTTCAAATTGAGGTACTTCTACAACAATATCCTGACCCATAGACTTTATATATTTACTGACCTCTGGTGTTATATTTGCATAGCTTCTGTATACAGGTACTTGTCCCGCCCTATATAATAAATTTAAAAACCTTTCTGATCTTTCTTTTCCATTTACCTTCTTAAACCACTGCTGGTAGAATTTTTCTACACTCTTATTTTCATGAACAATGTTGATGCCTTGGCAACCAAAATCACCCATCAAATCTATGATATTTCTAATAATGCCAACTTTTTCATAGGCATCCATACACATTTTAATGGCGCGTTTCTGTCTATATGGAACCCTTTCTTCTGGTCTAAATGCATAATAATCAGATGTTCTAAATCCGGGGCGAACAGATCTATTTGGTTCAATATCTTTAAAGTCTCTGTAATGGTTTGCCTTAGAGACACCTCCATAACTATCTCCAGCTTCTGAAAATTGCTCAAAAGCAATAGCTCTACTAGAAGCATCTGAGTCATTCCAAGTAATAAGAGATTTGTCTTTATGCATTTTTTAACCTTGTATGTAATTGGATTCAATTGGATTGTTATTTTATTATACACAAGATTAATAGATATCTTTCATATTATCTGTAAACCAATTAGGTCCGGTAAACATTTTTCCTTCGTTTTTTTGTTGTGAGTTGTGAGGTAAAGTGGAAGCAAAGCCACCAAAAAACTGGTAATCTTCTTGTGTCGGCATCCTAGCCAAAACTCTAGCTGCCATATTAGCCATAATCAAAGATGAATATCTATCTTTTCTCATTTTTGATTTCTTACCAGCAGCAACAACAACTTCTGGAGTATCCCATCTATCTCTACCATTAGAAGTTTGTGTCATTTGAATCATAGACAACTCATCTTTAAGCTCTTCTATGTCCATTACACACTCTTCTAGAGTGTCGTACATTCTACCTTTCATACCGTCTTCTATATTGGATATACCTATAGTGATAGAATCAAACATTGGAAATAATAGAACTTTGTCTTCTAGGTCTTTTCTAAGTCCGTGATTTGCCTCTGCCAACCAATCGTATTTTGCAAATTGACACATCTCTAATATATGTAAACCCCTTTGGTCATCTGTGTCTTTGGGTTTATCTTCATCAATAACAGGCCATATTTCAATTTCTCCCGGATGTAATTTATCTTTATCGTGTAAAGATTCCATAACCGCTATACCACCACCTTGAGCGTCCATAGCTATATGTATACAGGGGAACAATTTCATTAAATCTCTAATTTTTCTAGCACAATATGCATAAAAATCTGTTTCTGTTGAATAACCTCTTTTGACTTTTTCTTTATGTTCTGATCTATTTGTTGTCCAACAGTGAACAATCCTTCTATGGTCTTCATTTACTTCTAATACAATTATGCTAAAATTATCAACCTCAGAAGCCGGGTCAACACCAAAAATATATTTTTTATTAGGGTCGCCTATTAACTTAGCTTCAAAAATTATATCTTCACCTTTAGAATTTTTTATTGGCTCTTTTTCGTTAGCAACGCAAGATTCTATTAAAGATCTTTTGAAGAACCCTTCTGAGTCGCGTGTAAACACCGCTCCAAACTCCATCTGATAAATACCAGCATGGACAGTCGCTTTCGATCTTGCAACCTGTGCGGAGTCCATAAAGCCATCTGGTAAAAGTTCGTATGGAATTCTCATGATAGAATATTCTGTCCAGTCAAAATTATCTGGAACATCATCTCCACCAAAAACATCTCTTAATCTTACCGGATCTCCCTGACTTTTAATTATAGACTTCCACCTCTTCCAATATGTAGCAAAATGATTAAAGTCATAGTATGCTGTACCACTTAATATAATTTGATTATCTTTGTTTTCTAATTTTTGATCGTCACCTTTATTTAGTTTGACACCTAACTCTTTTGCTTTTTTCTCTGACGCTAATCGCTTAACATTTTCAATAGGATCAGACGACACGGCGGCAAAACCAGCGACAACAGTTTCAAAAATATCGCGAGGAATACTGGCAAATTCGTCACTGATAATATCATTAGCGCGCTGACCTCTAATTTTCTGTCCGTCACCAAGAGGAAGACAGGTGACGCGAGAATCGTTGATACGCATAACGCAGCGGTCTACGTCTCTACGGGGTCCACTATTCGCATCACATATATCTCTTAATATGGGTGAATTGTTCCATATTGTCTCCATATATTCAAAGAGGACTTTAGATTGTCTAAATGCAGCACCTACAACGACCACTTTTCTATTTGGAAGCAGAAGCGCCCTTAACATAGAATATAAAGATAGCATGAAAGATTTACCGAAACCACGACTCGCTATAAGCATTGGGAACTTTCTGTTCCATAGTTCATGTAATATAAGAGCCTGTGATGGCAATATTTGTATATTGAATATATGCTTACATAGAAATGAGAAATATTCAGGTCTAGTCATCAACCAAGATAGCTTTAAGTGGTAGTCATCTTCTGCACTATTTAAAATTGACATTGGGTTAAACAGATCTTTATCGTCTACATCTAGCTTCAGCCACGCTTCATCTATTTGTTTTAGTTTTTTATTCATTTATATATCCCGTCTACGAATCCATAGTATACTGCCTCTTCAGCGCTCATATACCAGTCTCCGTCTTTCATTTTTCTTTTTATAAAGGATTTTGTCTTAGATAAGTTATATTCTCTTTCTTTAAAATAATCTCCGTATTTATGGCATTTCTCCGCGTATATAGAAACCATAGTTTCTGCATTTTTCTTATCTACTATTGAATAGTTCTGTGCGCTAAGATAGTCTCCGGTCAAGTCGCTAGACCCATAGTGACACATGAATACAGAATTAGGGGTTAACAGTCTCTTGTTTGCGGACTGGATTATAATAGAACCCATAGAGCATAGCTGTGAGTATCCTATCATTGTTGTTTTGCATTTACAGTTATTGATGGCATCGTAAATACCCATACCAGCGTACCAACAACCGCCAACTGTCTGTAGATAGATCGTTATAGGTTCTTTGCTCGAATTCTTTAGAAAGTTTATATTTTTATAAAAGTTTTGTAACATGCGGTGTTCTACACCCGCGCTTTCTCCTGAATCGTCAAATTCATTTATGTAGATCTCCCTATTTTTTACATCAATTCCATATGAATGTATCTCAGATATTACATCTCTGTTCATGGTCATGATTTTCGCCCTATCGTGTATTTTTCATTTATTCTTTTGAGAAGACTACTGATTAGATCAAAAGCGCCTCTTTCGCTACCTGCAAATATAACATGTACGCCATTAAAAACGGAAAACTCCATTAAACATCTAAGTATATACTTTCCAGTTATTTTCACTTTGCCTTTTAGTGCTGCGGGTATTTTTGCGCCTTCTGGAAATTTCATAACATCTTCCATTGAAAACTCGCACACTATATATTTGTGTTCGTAGTCTCTCATTCTTTCTACTTCGTTGTAAAAAGCATATTTCCCTTTTCCGAGGTTTAATGCGATCTCTGATACACTTGCTTTTCTTTCTATACATACTTTATCCTCCATTCCTAATATAGAATAGTCCCCGGTATCCAGTTTTCTCTGTACTGTTCCACTGCATGTATTGAATTTTTTAAAAAAATATCCTTGTTGTTCTCTGGTATCTCTAACAACGGTGTATTGTGGCGCTGTTTTGTATTTAGCCATTTTTTCTTCTCACTATATCTTGAAATAACCTTTGATAATGCTGCTCATGTCCAGTAACTCTTTCATGACACATTCTGCATAATGTTATGCCATTATCAATATCATATCTCAATGTAGAAGCACTTGCCCATTTTTGTATATGGTGAGCGTTAAGACCCCTATTCTTTTTCTTGCATCCCGGCATTTGGCACTTAAACTTATCTCTTTTATATACTTTTATTCTCCAGTCTTTATATATTGGATCTTCAAAGTCTCTTCTCATTTTGGAACCTCTACTTTTATTATTCTTATATCATTCATTATCTCTTTTATGAAGTTTAGAGTTTCTATAGAATGATCTTTTCTCAATATTTTAGAGGCAAATTTATGCATAGCTATATAACAAGCATCATCTGGATCTTCAGCCTCGACAAAAATTATAGGAGTTGAACTATTGTAGTTGTCAAGTGAATATTCTTTTAGTCTTGGTATAACTAGTGTTAGCACCATGTGAACTTTGTATATTTTCATTGTATATCATGTTGTACCATCATTTTAACTAAGTCCTCGAATGAATGTTTTGGTTTCCATCCTAGTTTAGTATTTGCTTTAGTGCAATCTCCTCGTAGATAATCTACCTCTGCTGGTCTATAAAACTCTGGATCTTGAACTACATAGTCAGACCAATCGTCAATACTAATTTCTTTAAATGCAACATCTAGGAATTCTCTAATAGTATGTGTTTGACCTGTGCAAATTACGTAGTCATCGGGGCAATCTTGTTGTAGCATCATCCACATCGCTTCACAATAGTCTCCTGCGTATCCCCAATCCCTATATGCGTCAAGATTTCCTAATCTAAGTTTTGGGAAGTCAGCACTTTTTCCGTTTTTTACAAATTCCCCAATCCATTTAGTTATTTTTCTTGTTACAAATTTTTCTCCCCTTCTCGGTCCCTCATGATTAAATAAAATACCGGCACTAGCATGTAGTCCATAACCCTCTCTATATAATCTAGTCATGTAGTGAGCGGCACATTTAGCAATAGCATATGGGCTTTGAGGTAGGAATTTAGTGTCTTCGTTCTGGTATTTGCTTTCAGATGTCATACCAACCTCTGTGTCATAGTTGCTACCAAACATCTCACTGCTACTTGCTTGATAGAATCTTGTATTCATCATTTTTAAGTCTATGATACCTTGTAAAATATTTAAACAGCCTTTACCTGTAGTGTCCCAAGTCAATCCGGGTTGATTAAAAGATACTGCTACATGAGATTGGGCGGCTAAATTATAGACTTCATCTACTTGTCCGTGGTAAGACAAAACATTAATAACACTTGACGAATCTGTTATATCCCCTTCAAGTAATTTAAATTTATTGTTACTAAACAAATGTGAAATACGTGACGTGTTATCTGTGCTTGTTCTTCTAGAAACACCATACACATAATAATCTTTTTCGAGTAGAATTTCTGCTAAATGACTACCGTCCTGTCCTGTAACACCAAAGATTATAGCTGTCTTCATTTTAGTCCTTAATTGTATCTGAGTTTAAAAATGGTTGGTCAACCTGTCCATCTGTATATTTATGGTAGCCGGATAGCCTTTCTCTCTCCTTCTTCATTGCAAGTCTCATTTTTTCCATCTCGATACCATATTGCTGAGTTATATCTGGATTACTCATTAAATATGCTATCCATCCAGTAAGACTTTGCTTGCTGTCCTCTAGCCTTTTTACTCTTTGCTCCCTAGTTGCTTTCATCTCTTTAAGCATAGAATTTTTCTTAGTCTGTAACTCACGATAATCTTTATTGAGAGATTCCTGTGAACTCTTCAGAGAGGCCACCTGACGCTCCATATTGAATATCATGTCCATGTCTTGCTGGTCGGGGTCTCTGGCCCTCTCAGCCATTACTAGAGCCTCTAAAGCCGATATTTGTTCTATACTGTCTTTATTTTGTTTCAAAGACCTATTCATTAGTAATTCTAATTTTATAAGGTCAACAACTTGTAGTTCTTCTGTTGGGATAACATCATCACGAAATTGAGATATTATCCTAGCCCAGTGATAACGAAATAGCTTTAATTCGTCATCGGTAAATTGGTTTTTAATCTCGATCCAGTAGGGTCTTTCGTCTAGCTCAAAAGCCGCCTGCTCTTCATTTGTAGCACCCACTTTAAACTTACGCTTAATGAAGTTCTGAACACTCTCAGGATCTCTGTCTAGCTTTTCTGCTATCTCTTCATAAGACATAGTTCCAATGCTTTGTTCAATAATGGATTCTTCTTCTTTAGAGATCCTACCCTTCTTCATAACCAATCTCCTGCATTATCTCTATAATTTTGTCGGCTATTTCTTGTTTTCTAGTTCTATTTACATAAATGTTTTCAACAAGCTTTAAATAATCCATTCTCATAGAAGCCGGTAAAAGCCTGTCTATATTATTTAATAAATAATCTTCGTCAACATCGTCTTCTTTTACAGGGTATTTCTCATCTGTGTCTACAAGCTTCTCCTCATAATCTAACTGTGCCGGTTGTATAACTTTAACTCTATTTGAATCCGTTGAAGATAAGAAGTAATTATCTCTTACGAAATTTTTTAATCGGTTTGATAGGTTAACACTTAAAAAGTTTTCTAGAGGTCTAATGCCGTCATACCTATCAAGGGCTTCAATACATATTATGTAGGATTCTTGTTTTATATCGTCAATGGTGTATCCATAAAATGTATATTTAGCAGCTGTCTTATCAACCACTTTGTGTATTACAGATAGAACCTCTTGTTCTGTCATATTGGAAGGAATATTCATTTTTCACCCCACATTAACGCGCGCCACTGTTTACCGTTGTATCCCTCGAAACACTCGTCTTTGTCGTTATACCTGATACTGCCCTTAACGGGCTTTTTTGTATTATTTAAGAGTATATTCCATAGTTCATTTTGGTCTATAGACTGTAAGCGATCATCTAATCTACCTAGTAAAGAGTTTTCTTCTAATTCCACTGGGTTTGCGGAAAAAGGATCTTCTGAACAAATAACACTATTAGGTAGAGTGAATAAATGCCGGTAATCTTCCGGTAAGAAGCTAGACACTATAATCTTATGATCTGAAGGAACGGAGATTTCTGGAATAGCCCTTGCCGCTATTTTCTGTCCGTATTCAATGCAATAAAAGCAATTCTTTCTTTTTAAGAAAATGTTATTTTGTTCTTTAGTTAGTTCTGCAATTCCATATTCTTCATAGGAATTTCTAATCTCATCCTTAGTGACGGCGATTTTATAGAATATATTTTTGTCTTTTTCGTATATATTCTTTAGGTCGTCGTCTTTATTTATATTTTTATATAATATACAGTCTGGACAGTCTATGAGTAGCAGAGAATCGTTATTCTCTGTCTTCAGGGCTGCACTCGCTCGTATCTTTCCTATGATCATGACTATTCCTTGATTTTTCCAGTAATTCCTCTAAATCCCCGTCTTCGGTTAGCATATCCTTGGATACTTCCGCTTTTAAAGATGCCGTCGCCTTGCACGACATCTTCGATTCCATTTTTGTAATTTTCTTGTTCATTTTGACACCTTTCTGTTTATTACTACCTAATTATACACTATTTACGGCGAAATTTCTAATTTTTATATAATACATAGATAAAATGGACATAAAACATCCATCAGAGTACTATAAGTGACTAAAAATGTCAGGATAATTAGAATTGATAATTTTCTATAACGCAGTCACGTAAAAAATTTGTCCTGTCCGTGGCGCTTGGACGCGAAAGCAGATAGAAAATTTGATAAGATGGTTAGGAGTTGGACTCAGGTGTTACCCGCGCCTGATACATTTGGAAGACGAAAAGTTCCGGTAACGGAAGAACTTGTAAAAAAATAGCAAGTTTGTGAGTTGATAGCTCTCACCTAAAGGATAAATCCAAGCAAGCGTCTTGTTGGTGGCTCACTAATAATTATCTCAATCTTACGGCGGCTCAGGCTTGCTTGGTAGGATAAAAGCTAGGGGTCTATACATACCGAGAAATTAAGGATATATAAATGATCAAATCACCTTGTACGGGACATTGTAAAGTTAGAGACGGCTGTTGTACGGGCTGTTATAGAACAGTTCAAGAAATATCTAATTGGAGGTATATGAGTGAAAAAGAAAAAAGAGAAGTTTGTTTCAAGGTGTGTCATAGACAGTCGAGTATGCAAGACATGCGGGACAAAGGTATTTCTAATGGTAGCGAAGAATAAATACATCTGCGTTCTATGCAGAGAAGAAAAAAGAAAGTGACAAAAGATGCTATCAGGAACTACTAATAATTATACATACACATA